GGCGTCACGAAGGTTCTTGATGCCATACTTCTCCTTGATCTCCTTGCGGATCTCGTCGGCGAGTTCCTTGGGCAGCTTCCTGGCGAACCTGCCTCGACGGCGGCGGGCGAGTTCCTTGCGGGCTTGCGCCAGGGGGACGGATTGGTTGAACCAACCCGAAATGGCCGACTTCAGTTGCGCTGAGGCGTCGATTGGCGCAAGAGGTTTGGAATCGTATTGCGGTGGGATGTCTCGGATGAGCCTCGGTTTCCTGCTGCTCGCCGCGAACCCCTTGCGTCTGGCCCCTCCGATCATGGCCAGGACCTCGCGGCGGGTCTGCTCCGCACTCCAGCCGGGGAGGGTGTAGGCCTCGGTTTTCGACAGGATGTCCTGGTCTGTACAGCCGCCGGCCACCATCTTGGCGACCGCGCGGAGCACGGGCGTATGCCAGTTCCCCGGCCCTATCTGTGCGAGAATCGAGCCGACGTCTGGCGAAGGTTGTCGGCTGTTGTCCAAATGACCCGCGGGAGGGGCCATTTGGACAACAGCCTTCCCGTCGAATTTCTGCTTGGGCGGGAATGCCTTCCCAAGATCATCGGCCGCGTAAGTCCGGGACGAAAGTTCCTCGAAAACGGTCGGTTCCACGACCCGGCCTTTCTTTCTGGGCCACGCTACCGAACCGCCCAGGCGCATGACTCGGCCGGGGTTGAAGACCGCAGGGTCGCCGCCCAGGGCGTCGGCGATGGCCCGGTTGATCCTGCGGCAGGCGTCGGCGTCGCGCAGTGGCTCCTTGAGGCGCCACCACAACTGCCCGCGCAGGTGGGGTTGCCTGCCGGTGATGACCCGTGCGGTGGGCGGAACGTCTCGCTCGCCGCAGAGTTCCTCGGCTTGCTCCAGCGATCCCGCGTCGTCAAAATCCGCGTAGAGGGCTGGCAGGGCTATGAAATCCGCGTCAGCCGCCCGCCTATCCCGCGGAGCGTCCGGCCGTCGCAGGGCAGCGCCAAGGTATAGGTTCTGCCCGCGGACGGCGTTCCGAGCGGCGGCGAAATCCGAAAGGTCATCCAGCTCCTGCCGCCAGAAGAGGCGGGCGTGCCTCAACCGCCCATCGGAGCCGTCCGTCCATGCCAATTCGATGAGAGAATCCTGGGCGTTCCCCGGAATGGCCACGAATAGATGGCGCGCATGCGCCAGCATGGCGGCCGGGGATGGGCGCGGATCACTCACGCGCAACCCCTCTTCCACAGCCAGGCCCTGGCGATGGCTCCGGTGAGCATATCCGAGGCTTCTCCCGCGGTGATTCCGGCGGGCACATGAAGACGCCATTTGGCGAGCGCGCCTAGCAGTTTGGGCGAGGCGGGTCTTCCCCGCCAGAATGCCTTCTCGGAAGCCAGCGCTTCGGCCGCGGCGCGCCGGATGTAGTCTTCGCCTATCCCCTGTGCCAGCTCCAGGTCTATCGGACGAACCTCCAGGGAGGATAGGCTTCCGCTGCGCTCCTTCGGGGCCACTTCGACCACCCAGCCGTCGCCCTGGCGGATGAGAAGCACCGTCCCCCTGTCCCCGGCCGAGGCGGCATACAGGCGTTCGGACGCCGTGACCCACCGGAAACGCCTTGGCCTACGGGAGGAACGGTTCGCCGCTAAGAGCGACGCGACCAGAGCGTCCTCGCGCTCGCCGCGTTCCTTTTCAGCCAGCGCCTCGGTCACGGTCTTGCCCGCCGTATCCTCAGGATCTAGTCCGAAGAGGACGGGGGCCTGGACGAGCTTGTGGTCTTGTGATGTGCCGGCTAGGTCGATGATGAGGCAGTCATCTTTTCCTGGGAAAATGCGCGTCCCTCGACCTATCATCTGGAGGTAGAGTGTCTTGGAGCGGGTCGGTCGGGCGATGATGATGGACTCTATCGACGGTTCGTCGAAGCCCTCGGTTAGGACCGCGCAGTTGGCGACGATCATGGTTTCGCCGGTCTTGAGGCGAGCCAGTATCGCCCTGCGCTCATCGATGGGCGTTTCGCCGCAGAGCCACTCGGCCGCTTCGCCCCGTTTCTGGAGCTCCTCGGCCGTGCGTCGTGCCTGGTCCACCGTAACGGTGAAAATCAGCGCTTTGCGCCCCTCGGCGTGGTCCTGGTAGGCTCTTGCGGTAGCCTCCGCCGCGCCGGCGCGGATCATGGCCTCCCCGAGCTGGCCCTGGTTGTAGTCGCCGTCAACAATGCCGATCTCATCGAGGTCGAACTCCAGAGCGACCTGCTCCATGCGGAGGTCCACGAGCCACCCATCCTCGATGGCTTGCAGGAGCTGCAATTGGTAGACGATGTCCTCGAAGGATTTTTCCAACCCCAACTTGTCGCCGCGCTCGACGGTGGCGGTGAGCCCGAGGGCGGGCGGGCCGCCCGGCTCGAAGCAGCCGAGCGCCTCCATGGTTCGACGATAGCTGGGTGCGGCTGCATGATGCGCTTCGTCGACGACTACAAACGCGAAGCCGGAAAGTTTCTCAAGGCGTCCCGGCCGCGAGACGGTCTGTATGGAGCCGAACACGACCTGCGAATCGATCTCGTTGCGCTCTGCTTTGACCACCCCTGTCGCGGCCTCGGGCCACACGGCGCGGATGGCGCGCAGCGGCTGCTCGATGAGTTCGTCGCGGTGCGCAAGCCAGAGCGTCCGGCCGCCGAGCTGCTTGGCCAGGGCGAGGCCCGTCACGGTCTTTCCGCAGCCTGTGGGGAGGTTGACCACCCCGCGATGAAGGCCGCTTGTGCGTCTCTCATCCCAGGCCCGGATAGCGGCTTCCTGGTAAGGTCGGAGTACGATTCCCGTCTCTAGATGGTTGGTCTGCATGGTATTCTCGCCCCCATAGCCCCGGCCCAGGTCGCCCCCGGGCCGGAGCTATGGCCAGGCCGCATCAGAACGGTACGGGATCGCCGTCTGCGGTTTCGGGTTGCTCTGCCTGGCTGCCTTTGGGCGTCTGCCGGGCCTCTTTGCGCGAGGATCGCGGCGCCGGCAGCTCAGTGGGCTCCGGGTGGGCCTCGGTATAGACCTCCTCGATGAAGTTCTTCTCGTTGGTGTAGGTCTTGCCGTTGACGACCTTGTCGTACGTCGTGATGCCGAGCAGGGCTCGAAACGTCCTCCCCTGAAGGTCGGACTCAGCGAACTTGAATTTCCCATCGAAGGGCAGGCCCACGGCATGAAGGAAGTGAACGGCCATGCCGTGGCCGGAGTTGGCCTTCTCGCCCGTGCCGCGCGGTATCCAGGTCACGTTGTGCCAGACCCGCTTACCGAAATGCTCGCATTCGTCGGCGATCTCGCAGGTCAGCTTGGTGATGGGCGTGCCGATGTACTTCCCACTCTGCGTCCTCAGGCCGTCGGAGTGGTCCGCGATCTGGAGGGTGTAGATCCCCCGCGGGGCGGGGCTGAAGTTGCCGCCGCCTCCAGCTCCAGCAGTGCTCTCCGTCTTTGCGTCCGCGTCGAAGTCGATTTCCGCCATGGTTACTTCCCTCCCTTGGTCTTTGCGGCCGCCGTCTTCTCGTCCTTGGCGGGACCCGCAGTCGGCGCCTTGGCGTCGAATATCCCCGTGATGGCCGCCCATTGATCCGTCTTGGGCAGGATGATCGTCCGGCCTTCGAGCTCGCTGATGCGCCCGCCGAACGTCCCCAGCATCCCGCCGCCCTGGAAGCTGACGACATACTGCGTGTCCTGGCCGACTGGGCGCTTGAAGCAATTGCCGATTACGTCCGCCTGGCCGCAGATGTATCCGGCGAGCTTGCCGCGGGCGTTGATGTTGTGGCTGATGACGAGCTTGCCTTCGTTGTCGAGCTTGGGTTCGCGGAGATGAGCCAGAGCCAGGACGAGCTTGCCGCATCCCTTGAACGTGCCGATGAGCCCGTTGACGCGCTTGCGCAGTTCCTCGGAGACCGCGAAGCCGTTGACGCCTTCCTTGCGCTCGTTGAGGTTGTCGAGGCCAAACTGCTCGGCCACGTCGTCGCCGATCCAGTCCAGCAGCATGTCGAGCGTGTCGATCACGATGGCCTTGACGGACGGGTCTCTCATCGAGACGAACAGGGCTTGCCGGAAGGTCGGCAGATCCGGGATCTCCTGGACCCAGCCGTTTATGCGGTCGGCTCCTCCGCGCTCCATTTCCAGAAGCACGGCTCCTGGGGCGCTCGCCCCCAATGTCGTCTTGCCGGCTTTGGGGAGCCCGGCGAACAACCAGAAGCCGTCGGTCGGCATTCCCGTCTTTACGGCGGCGCGCGGCGGGGCCAGCTTGAATCCCGGCGCGGTCTGCGGCGGTGCTTCTTGTTTCTCTTGGGTCATTGGTTTCTCCTTTTATTGGGCAGTTCTAAAATCCCATGGCCAGCTTCGGTTTGCTTTTGGCGGCGGGTGCAGACGCGGGGCTGCCGGCGCTGGTGAACGTCGGAGCGCCGATGAGCTTGATCTCGTTGGAGCGGGCCATCTGGAGGGCGGTGAGGAATCCGGCCTTCGCGCTGTCGATGTCGGTTACGGGGCGAGCCTCGGATTCGAAGGGTGCCTTCTTCGAGAAGCGGACGATTTCGGCCCATACGATCTTCACGCCCCACATCTCCTCGACCGCGCAGGCGTAGCCGCCGCCAGCCTGGTAGGCGTACTCGTTCCCGTAGAAGCCCGAACTCGTCTTGTAGTCGCCTATGCCCCAGCCGCCCCGTGTAGTCGAGTAGCCCAGGAAGTCCACGCGCCCGCCGAAGCGATGCTGGGCGGATGCGACGGACAACTCGGTGGCGACGATCTCGATGTCGGACTGGAGGCGGTAACGCTTGAAGGCGGCGACGGGCTCAGCGAGCTCCGCCGGGATGTTCTCCGGCTCCCTGCCCAGGATGATGGCTTCAAAGGCGTCATGACACGCGCTGCCTAGGTCGGCTGCGTCCTTTGCTTTGCGGCGGTGCGCGCCGGCCGCGTCTTTGGCGATCTGTTCAACCGTTTCCGGGGTGAGGGCCGCGCGCCCCAGGCGCAGGAGCTCTGTCTTGAAGTAGCCGGCGGCTTCGCGTGCCGCCCATCCTATGAGGGCTTCCTTGGCGAGGACTCCCAGCGCCTTAGTCACGGAGAGGAGCGGCCCGATTTCCTTACCGTTAGGGAGCCGGATGGTGTACCTATGGTTATCGTCGGTGACGGCGTATTTGGGCTCTGGTAGTTTCATGTGTTCCCTGCGCAATGATTTGCCTGCTTCTTGTGCGGCACTCGCGCGACTTTGAATGCTTCCTCGCCGAACACGTGGGTTATTAGGGCAGCGAATACCTGGGCGATGTGCTGGCCGACGTCAGTGGTCTTATCGATAACGCAGACGTTCTTATCGCGGTCGAACAGGAAGGACGCATCAAGTCGAACCTTGGTCTTCCCGAAAACAGATTCAGCGTTGAATACTGCCCAGAATAAGTTCTCTTCAACTTCCTTCGGGGGCACATCCTGCTGAAATTCGAACCGATAGACTTTGTCCATGGCCCTACTACTCGCTACACCGTTTGGGGGGTGGAATGTCTCATCCCATGTAGTCCCTGAGCCCTTCCGCATAGAGGGTCTTTCGCATCTCGGTGATTTCCCGATATAGCTGAGCTCTGGAGATGCCGAGGATGGGGCCGATTTCGGTCATCTCATGCCCTTCCATGATTCGGCGGCCGATCTCGCGTTGACGGGAGTTCAGCCTGCCCAGCAAGCGGTTGGTGTCAAGACGGAGGGAGGATTCGGGTTGGCGGGCACCCAGGGTTCGCGTCATGCCGGGTGTCGGGCCCGGTTGGTGCGGCCAGTATTCATCGGTGATCATCTCGCCGATGAATGCCGTGTCACCTTCTTCTGACTCGATCTCCTTATCAAGGAAGACCGATTCACTGCGTCCGCCTCTCTTGAGGCGTTTCCTGTCCCGCAGGAGATTCTCCGCGAACTTATCCAGCGCAAAGCCGACGAAGTTCTTGAACGATGCGCCGGAATGGTGCGAGGGGTCAAATAGGCCTCTCTTGATGTGGATTTGGATCAGCATTTCGTGTTCCAGATCCGGGATGTCGCTGCGCGTAAGACCTGCTCTCTGGTTGGGAAATCCCGCTTGGTCACTGCGGACCAGCCTCTCTGCTTTCATGCGAACCATCCTCTTTTCCCACTCCGCGAAGTCCTGGTAACCGACCTTGGTCTGTACGGACATGGCATGAGCCTCCTCGTGTAGCCGCCCGCTTCGTTGGCCGAAGCGGACGGCGACGAGGCCAACTCATGCCCCGATGTGCTCGTATGCTGGCTGGAAGCTGGAAGCCTGATTTCGCGCCATAAGGGCCGCATATGGCTCCCATTGAACGAGCACGACCGGGATAGGAATCCCTCGGAAATCGATGCTGACCGAATGCCGTTCTAGTGCTGTGCTGAATGACAGTCAGGGCTTCGCTCGGAGGCTTCGCGGCAGGGGTCCCCCCGACGAGAAAATGCTGAATGAATGCTATTCCCCTGCTGTTTCAAGGCTGGTCGGCAGGACAAAATAAAAGAGAGAGAGGGGCTCTCTCTCTTGGTCGGGCTTCGGGTTTAGGTGATTAAGTCGCGGTTTTAGGAATGAACCGGACCTTTGTGGGGGCGATGTCTAGCATCCAGCATCCGGCACCGCGGATGACCCGGATGAACTTGCTCGTGTCGTAATGCCGTAACTTCGCCTTGATCTTTTTATGGATGCCATCTTTGACGCTGGGTATCCGCTGGTCTTGAGGACCACCGTCAGGACCACCGCTCCAAACAGTCCTTATGATGCGTTCGGTTGGGAGCCGCTTGCGTGGATTTCGACTCATGAAACACATGAAATTGAACTCGGTTCTGGTGAGGTCAATTTCTTTTCCCTGCAGGACCATGAGGTTGGCCTCATTTTCATCGATGAGGAGCTCATATGTGGGTGATGCTGGTGCGGGGGGCTCTGCCGTTTCTGGGGAACGAGAGCGTGTTGTTCCCCTAAGAATCGCCTCGACCTTCTGCTGAAATTTATGGCTGCCAGACCCCTTGAGGATAAATCCTCTCGCTCCTATCTCGATAAGTTCCGCAGAGAATTCGGGGTCCTTTTCGTGTGCCGTCATCATTAGGACCGGCAATCCAGGATATTCGTGGCAGATTTCCTTTAGCAGACCTCTGCCCGTTGACGAATCGGGGTCATGGTCGGTGTCATCAACCTTGAGCTTGACGTCTATTGCGCAGTAGTCATAAGTTCGCGTCTTTAGGAGTTCTCGGGCTTTTTCGGAGCAGTCAGCAAGATCGTATGTGTGGCCCATCGCCTTTATCCACCTGCCGATAATTTCAGAGATTTTGGGTTCATCGTCGACCAGCAGACAGCACATCTTATTTCGAAGAGCCATAAGATCATCCCCTCAATGCCGGCAGTTCTACTACTAGGGTCGTGCCTTGTTCTTCCTTGGGAGCAAGACGTATCTGCCCTCCGTGGCCCAATTCAATTACCTTCACGGCATAGGTTAACCCCAACCCTGAGTGCCAATACCGCTGGCCTTTTTTGCGCTTTCCTGTAGCGCCGGGCCGCTTGTTCGTCTCAAGGGCATCTGGACTCATGCCTGGACCGGTGTCAGTGATGATGAATTTCACTTTGGCGGCAGGGCCTGGTTGCGTTGACAGGGAAATGACTCCGCCATTGGGCATTGCTTCAATGCCATTGGTTATGATGTTGGCAATGGCTTCGACTAATCTGTCCCGATCACATTCCAGTCGGAGGGAGGGCGTGTATGATGACTTCCACTGGATTGTTTTGATGTTGATGCCGCGAGCCAGTTTTTGGGCCAAGCTGGCAGCACCTAGCATGACACTTTCTGCATCCTCGACAGCAAATTTGCCTTCCCATGGTCGGGCATACTGCATCAGATTCTCAAACAGGGACTCAAGATTCTGCTTCTCATCACGGATTTTGCGTAAAGATGTCATGGCGCCACTCGGTGGGCGTCGGGTTTCGCGTATCTGGGATTCAAGGCATTCGACGGCGTCAGATAGAGAGAGAATCAGGTTCTGGACTTGGTGTAGTGCTTGGCTCGCGACTTCCTCAAAATATCGTTCCCCCGTCTTAAAGCTGATCCTTAAGACATCATCCATCATGTCGTTGGTGATTTCGGGGTATTTCCTCTTAAGGTCACGTACCAGCCCGACCGCATAATCATACTTCCGATCTCTCTTGTCGATGGTCGCGCTTACGCGGAGTTTCTTGCGCGCCCATTCTGCTCGCTCACTGACCCATCGGGTTTGGTCAGCTCGAAGACTATCAATTATTTCCTTAACCTTTGCGTAAGGGAAGTTGGGTAGGATTTCGGCTACTCCTTGTCGAATCTGCCAGCGGGGGTGGGTTGAAAGAGAACGGAGGATTCCTACGGTGTGCTCCTCCGTAGTCGAGTCGGTAGGGATTCCTAGCCTGGCGAGCTCCTGCAGTGCTGTCGCTATGGGCTGCCAATTATCGCCGTCTTGGTCAGACTTGAGGCGGCCCAATACCGTGTCCCAGGAGAAGCCGTCAATAGCCATACTGTTTCCACCGTTTCTTGAAGGCATCTTCGCCGCCTTCGAGGAGGTCGACGATTTCAGTCTTCAATGCGTTCACGGTTCCGTGCTTCTTAACCTCACCCCGTACCCCATTTGAACTCATGAGGAATACCGCGGCCGCATCGCCGACAACTGGTATGTTGGGATTATGCGTTACAAAGATGAATTGCCTCTTTCCCTTGAGGTTTCTGATTGTGGTGACTACCGGGTCATAGATAAAGGAGTTGTCAAGATTATTCTCGGGTTGGTCGATCAGCAACGGATTTTCACTGCGCAGAAGTAGGATGGGGAGGATTGTCGAACACCGCTGTCCAGTAGAGATGGATGCCGAGTCTTTATATCCGGCCCCGTCTTGGAGTTCTATCGCAGGCCGATCGTGAAGTTCCACGGTTTCCAAAGCATACATACTGTCCTTGCCGCGGATAGCATCCACAAATTTCTGCGCTTGGTCTTCGGTGAGTTCGAGTTTGTCTGATAGGCTGGCGATCTCTTGCGCATCAACCATTGCTGCGAGATCCTGTGGCGCAATGCGCACAGCTTTGGGAATGATGCGGTTATATTGGATTCCACTATGCGTATGCTCGAATGCTTCTGTCAGGGCTTCCTGATACCTATCCACATTGCCGAACTGCTTCAGCGTAATCCTAATGCGGGGGTTTAGATGTTCATTGAGCCATTTGATTACTTTCCGACGACAATCATAGCGCTGATCCCGGAGTTGTGAGAGCTGGGAGAGTAGTTGCCGGCGGGTGGCCTTAAGTGTATCAGAATCTTTCTGGGTCTTTTCGAGTTGCTTTTGGATGGTGAGAAGTTCATTGTGTCTCTTGACCAGGTTTTCTCGTTCAGCAGCACGGACCTTTTCCGTCTCATGTTGGTTGAGAACTTCTCGATACCTCTTGTCTTGGGTCACATGGAGAGCTGTCAGTTGGGATTTCCAGATACCGATTTGCTCCAAGCCCCTGGTCAGCACTGCGGAACCTTCTGATAGCTTCTGTGCAGTCTGCGTGGCGGCCGCGCTTGATTGCTGTCGCCACTTGGCCAATGCGTCCTTGTTGGGGCCCTGAAAAATAGTGTCATCAAAGAGTTCTGCAAACTGCCCAGGGATGGCAGATGCAGCTTCGTCAAGGGAATCTCGCTGACTTTGGAAAAAAGAAGCCAACTCATCCATAGCGGCTTTCTCTTTGACGCGGAGTGCCTGATTGGCGATTTCCTGTCGTAGGACGTTGGCGCTCGCGGTGCCCCCGACCTGAAATGCCTTAAGTCTTTGGAGAATTCCGGGCAGAGATTCGATCTTCTTTTGATGGATCTCGATGTCGGCCCTTGCTCGTGTAATTAGTGCGGCATTCTTTTGGAGTTCTTTCTGGGTCGTGAGGATCTGGGATTCAATACTGGATATCTTTTCCGTCTGGAACTTATCGATTAGTTTGAGCTGGAACAGTGGGTCAGCTGCTATCCCCTCGATTTCATCCTGGCTGTAAATCTCGGCATTGAAGAGGACGCCGCTGCTGGGCGAGGATTCTACGGGGATACCAAGAACATCAGTAACAACTGGGTCACCGTCGCTCTGCCTCTCGATATACAGGGTTTGGCCATCCTGAGTTTCGACAGCTATACGTACTGTGCCGTTTGCAAGGTTATTCTTGACGATGTCTTGAATCCGATTGTGCTCTGCCTCATAGAAAAACTCATCAGGCATCTTGTCGAGGGCAAACCGGATGAGTTCTATCACGGTTGTCTTCCCAGTGCCGCGGCCGCCGATAACGCAATTCAGACTTTCGTCGAAGTCAACCTTGAGGCCGTCGAGAAAACCACCTGTCACCGCCAAGCTTTTGATTCGATGGTAAGCTTGCGATAGTTGCTCAGATTTGTCTGGAGTGGGGTTTTGGGAAGACCTCATTTGTTTCACCTCGCCTTGGCGTTCAAATGGCGGCGGAATCCGACGGCTTTGTTCTGACTTCAGCCTTATCAGGGCCCAAAGGCCCATCATGCCTAATAAGGGAAATGAGAGTCAAAGTGATATTCGCCTCGGGCATTCACTCCTCCCTTGCCATGTCGGCGAGCTATCTCGCGGGAGTCGTCCACCAGGCGCTCAAGTCAAAAGGCCGCGTTGAACTGACACCAATGCGAAACGGCGGCAATCCTGGCCGGAACGGGTACCCGGGCGGCAAGAAGTAATTGGCCTTGAGCGGGGTCCTCTGGGTGATGCCCTGCCACTCCTTCCCTCCCCAATCGTGAGCCAGCGCCGCCGGTCCGGCGAAGGCCCGGCGGCGGCGGTATCTGCCACTGTTGGTACTCGGTGCATTCGCAATATCATAGAATCGCTCTCACCAATCTATGCCTCTCAATAACTTCAGTGCCGTATTCCTGCCCTACTGTCTCAAGCGGCAGCCTGACGGTCGCTATGCGGTTTTGAATCGCGAGTACAAACCCGTCGGATTCTTTACGAAAGCTACGGTTGAGTATGCGAAGTATCCTGTATTGGTGAAGCTGCCCGGGCTGAAAGCAGCGACAGCCGCCAGGCTGTCAGCCTATGGCGATTCCGACGCGGACAGGATCTACCTCTACAAATCGAACCGCAGTCTAGTCCAAAGTCCCACTGCGATGCGGGAGTACATGGCGCGGCTTGAAATTCTGGCGCGCTATAAGGTTCCCGGAGAACCTGCGCCGGCTGAAATGTAGGTCGTACGCGGCAGGCGTCGCCCCGCAGGTTTCAGTTCCTCCCTCGACACGATTTTAGGCCGCATATCATCCACAGCGTTGTGGGTGCATGCATTCGTTGAGGAACAAACCTGTCTCATGAGACACTTGGGAGAGTTTCGGTGTAGCGAATAGTGTGGCCCCAGTTGATGGTCAATTCATATGTCGGCGAGAACTCGATCCGAACGACATGACGCCGGAGGAGCGTGCGGCCCGCGTGGTCAATCTCCTCGCCAGGGCGTGCCTGCGGATAATGCAGGAGCATTCTCCCGTCGAGATCCCGGGGAACAAAGCGGGGGATTCGACGGAGAAAAGCCTCGATTCGGTATAGAATATCCTATATACTCATGGTGTGGCGGAACAGCTCTAACTCTACCTCCAAAAACGGACCGGCCAAGCCCGGCCCCAACGGCCGGCCTCCATCCTCGAACGGCCCCTCCGCCGACCGCAGCCTGAAGCCCGGACAGAAGCTCCTGTGGTGCGCCGTGTACACCCGCAAGTCCACGGACGAGAATCTGAACACGGATTTCAACTCCTTGGATGCCCAGCGCGAGTACTGCCAGGCGTTCATCAAGAGCCGGGAGGGTGAGGGCTGGAGGGTCTACCCCGAGACCTACGAGGACCCCGGGTTCTCGGGCGGGAACATGGACCGCCCGGCCTTGAAGAAGCTCCTGGCCGACGTCCGGGCGGGCAAGATCCACGTGGTGGTCTGCTACAAGTACGACCGCCTGAGCCGCAACACCAGGGACTTCCTCCACATCCTGGAGATTTTCGACCGCAACGGCGCCGCGTTCGTCTCGGTCACGCAGCCCATCGACACCACATCCTCGGTCGGGCGCCTGATGCGCTCCATTCTCGTGGATTTCGCCCAGTTCGAGCGCGAGATGATAGCGGAACGGGTCCGCGATAAACTCGCGGGCATGGCGCGGAAAGGAAAGCGGACGGGCGGGCCGCCCATCCTGGGCTACGACATCGATGCGGAGAAGAAGTGCCTGCTCGTGAACGCCGACGAGGTGAAGCGGGTCATCGAGATGTTCACGACCTACACGGCCACCAAGTCCCTATGCGCGACCGCGAAGTCCTTGAACGCGAAAGGCTACCGGATGAAGCGTTGGGTTACGCGCGAAGGAAATGAACGGGGCGGCGCTTCGTTCAACAAGGCCACGGTCTTCAACCTGCTCCGCAACCGCCTATACATCGGAAAAATCGTCCACAGGGGCGAGGCCTATCCGGGTGAACATTCGGCCATCGTGCCGGATGATCTGTTCGAGACGGTCCAGGCGCTACTCTCCAGGAACAGGGACGGCAGGGTCCACAGAACGAAACCGGCTTTGACCCATAATTACATTCTCAGGGGAATCGTCAGATGCGCGGCATGCGGGAGCGCCATGACGCCCCATACCGCGCATACTCGCAAGGGCCAGGATTTCTTCTACTACCGATGCATCTCCGTGAACAAGATGGACAAGACGGCCTGCCCGGTCCGCAGCGTGTCGGCGCCTGCTATCGAGGAACACGTTATCAGAAGGCTCCAGATGCTGGCCGAGAACAAAGACCTCCTGGAAAAGGTCATCAACGAGGCCAGGTCAATGGCCGTCCATGACCTCCCGTCGAAGCGAGAGGAGCGGAGGATGCTGGATGTGGAGAGGGGCAGGGTCGCGGTGGTGGCCAAGGGCCTCATGGCCCATCTCTCCCAGGAAACCCCGGGATCGCGGCGCAGCGAGATGATCCGCGCGGAACTGGACGAATGCATCGGCCGGGAGGACGAGTTGAAGGCCCAACTGGCCATCCTGGAGCGGCAGATTTCCACACTGGAGCAGCGCGAGGTGGACGCGGACGTGATTCGAAGGAATCTGGGCAGTTTCAAGGAGCTTTACGGGAGGATGGACCCCGTGGAGCAAAAGGAGCTCATCGAGCTTCTGCTCCACCGGGTGGTCTACGAGCAGGGGGAGCGGATTGGGAGGGAAAGGAAGGGCCGCATCACCCTTGAACTCAACGTTTTACCCGACTTATGGGGCGATGCGGCCTCTGGTGCCTGCGATTTTGTTTACCGTCAAAGAACTCTGCCCGACTAGGATTTGAACCTAGACTAAGTGGTCCAGAGCCACTCGTGCTACCATTACACCATCGGGCAATGAAGCCATTCTACCAAATCTCCCCGGCCCCATTTCTAGTCCACGCACTTCAGTTTGAACGCCTCCAGCGGCCGCCAGTCGCTCCAGCCCGTCGCCCATAAGACGTCCTTCCCGTCCGGCAGGTCGGGCCTGGGGCTCGTGACGTAGCGCAGCTCCCCGCCGGCGGCCAGCTCCTCGAGCCGGCCCTGCGACAGGACGCCCCCGTCGGCGCTGAAGTACAGCGGAGTCTCCTTCGGCACCGAGCCGGCGCCCATCCTCAGCCAGCAGGCCAGCCACGCCGTCCTGCGGATGAGCTCGAGGGTCGAAGCCCGGCTGTCCAACTGGAGCATCCGCAGGAGCTTCGCCCCCAGAACGCCGCGCTTCCAGCGGGCCGTCTTGACGTCGAAGGACACCGGATGTTCCGCGTGCGCCGCCCACTGCGCCCGGCAGTATGGGCTGGCCATGGCCAGGCGGGCGGCCTCGGGCAGATCCCGTTCCACGAGCGGCAGGACCTTCATCGTCAGCTCCTGGATGGGCCCGGCCAGGGCCGCCATCAGGGCGTCGAAGCGCGCGTCGCGCACCACCCCGCTCTGGGACAGATTCAGCCCGATCCGGTCGGTGTCCACCCAGCCCGTCACGTTGTTGGGCCATGTCCACACTTCGGAGCGCCCGACCAGGACTCCGTGCTGGTGGATCTCCAGGCGGCTCGCGAAGGCCAGGGGAGGGGGGACGGTGAGCCAGCCGCGTACGCTCTCGGCCTCGAAAGACACCGAGGGCAGACCCTCCGCCTCAGCCGGGGCCTTCAGCTCCTCCTCCTCGATGCGGATCTTCAGCCGGCTGTGAAGGCAGGCTTTCCGCACGGCCTCCAGGGCCTGCCCGACGAGGTTGCTCCGGGTGCGGCTCCAGAACCGCCAGCGCACCCGGATGAGCGTCTGCGGCTCGCCGGGCTGGAGGCTGGAGACGCTCAGGTCGTCGAGCCCCCGCGCGAGCAGGGCGCAGTCCCCGGACTGCACCCTCAGCTCCGTCGGGCGGGTGCGCAGGGCGCCCAAGAGCCCCAGGGCCAGCTGGCGCCGGGCCGCGTGCGCGTCCCGCCCCTCCCGCGGCTCCTCGGCGAACAAGGCGGCCCAGGGGTCCTCCAGGTTCCCGCGGGTGAAGAGCTCGCCGTCGAAGCGCATCAGGAGCCCCTCCGGCTCCTTGTGGAAAAAGACCCGCTGGGCGCCGGCCGCCGCGGCGGCCCGCACCCAGGGCAGCACGAAAAGGGCCGGGTCGGGGAGCTGATAGTCCATCAGCTTCTCGAGAGCCCGCGCGCGGTCCACGCGCAGTTCGCCCGTCTCGACCAGCTCACCCGGGAGGCCGGGCTCCGCCGACGCCGGCGCGGGCTCCTCGTGGAACAGCCAATGCCCCGGCCTGGCCTCGCCGATGCCGTGGGCCGAGAGGCGCAGGAGGAGGTCGATGCCGGCCCCGTCCGCGCTAAAGCCGCCCCCGCTCACCCGCAGGAACCCGCTCTGGGGGAACGCCGGGTTCAGGTTCAGGAAGAAGGTGCTCGCGTACTCGCCGTGGACGACCAGAGCCGCGCTCACCTCCGAGGCCTTCGCGCAGATGGCGCCCGACTCCCCATGCCCCTGCGGGACGCCCCAAGTCAGCCCCTCGGGGGGCACCTCGCAGGACTTGTGGAGGATGCCCCGGTGCAGGTGCAGGCCCAGCACGGCGTGCCAGGCCCAGCGGTCCACCTTCCCCCTGAACCGGCTTCCCATGAATACGAAGGGCATGTCGCCGATCCAGACCACCCGGCCCCCGGCGTCCATGTAGCGCCGGATGAGGCAGGAGGCATCGGGGCTCTCGTACACCGTGTCCGGGGCCACCCCTTGGGCCATGACGCAGATCGTGTTGGGAATACCAGCAGAAATCCGCTCTTCCATCCAGCTTTTCAGGGCCTTGGCGCCCAGGATGCGGTAGCCGCCGAAGTGCTCCAGCGACTCGGCGATGACCCCGGGTTCCGCGACCCAGGAGGAGGGGTAGGCCGGGTCGTGGAAGACCACCCGCTCGGGCAT